GGCCCGCCTGGGGCGGGCCGAGAGGGGTGGGTTGTGCGCCGGCGGTCAGTCTTGCGGCGGCGGGTGCTGGAATGCGGCGAACAGCAGCTCGCGCATCTGGTGGATATCGCGCTCGACGCGCTTGCGATGCTCCTGCTCGGCCTTCATGTCCTCGGCCCGCTGCGCCTCGAGGCGATCGCGCTCGGCGATCCGCGCCTTCTCGGCGCGCTTGCGCTCCTCGCGGAGTTCCTGCTCGAGGCGGCGGACAAGGGCCTCGCTGGTGAACGCCTTGCGCGTGACCGCGCCGGCCACCGCGAACAGGAAGGTCAGCGCCGCGCCGATTGCCGCGGTCACCCCGTTCTCGCGGAAGGCGGTGGTGATTTGCTCGATCATGGTTGCCCTGTCCGTCATGTCGCACTCAGCAGGCCGATTTCATCGGGGAGGTCGGCGTCGGTCCAGGCCGCGCTCGTGTCGGGGTTCTGATCCCACGAGAAGATCGCCTTCCCCGGCACATCGCTGTTGAGCGAGACGCTGGCCTCGTCGTAGTCGGTCGTCCCGATGCGAAGCGACCCGGCAAGGCTGCCCGGGCCGCTGGTGCCCGCCTGCGCGACAGCTTTGAGGTGGACACCGGAAATAGGCGCCCCGGTCGGCCCGGTCGGCCCGGTCAGGGTCACGTTCTGCCGTTGCCCGGCGGCGTCACTGGTCATCCTTGTGAGGATATCCCCGTCACCAAGCGAGGCAATGTCCCCTGACCACTGATCATAGCTGCCGAGGGTGTTGGGGGTTTGCCGGGCGAAGCGGCGGTTGATGGTCGAGACACCGTCGAGAACCGCGAGGTGCGCGATATACCACGTCACATTGATGGAATACCAAGTCTGGGACGGGTTGTTGAACGTGATGTGCGTCGGCTTCCCCTTGCCCCCGGTGTTCGCCGCCGTCGCACTGCTTTGAAGCACCCCGTCCGCGTAGAACTCGATGGTGATGTCCGACCCGACCGACACCCTTATATCGACCCAAACCGTCAGAGCGGTGCCAAGGGTGTAGCTCGATGAACCTTCAACGGTGCTGTCCCCGTGAGCCTCGACGTAGATGGTGTCCCCGGACCCGTCGTCACCTACCAGACGACCGATCAGTTCCTCGCCGTTGTGGAACGACACGATGGGGTCGTAGTTATACTCAAACCCCACGCGGTCATCGTCGGGGGTGCGCATGCGAAACTGGAACCACAGGTCGCCTGCTGGCGCATCGAAGCCGAAGGAGAAAGGCTGCGAGGTGTCTTCGTTGCCAACGAACTTCAGGCAATTCACATCGAGGTCCGGGTCGAACCCCTCCGCGTCCGTGCTGATGTTGGTGCTGGTGACGCCTGCCAAATCGGCGGGCTGGTGCCCAAGGTGGAGAACATGGGTCATGACGTATCCTTCTCGATCCAGAGGTCACTAGAGGCAACGGAGTCGGGCTCCACGATGCCGAATTGATGCCACGCTTCGAGGCGAGCGGTGCTCAGATCGGCGCCGCCGCCCAATTCGGTCCACATCTCGGCTACCTGCGCGGCCACGCCGTCCGCGATCCCGAGGCTTTCCCCGAGGGCGATGAAGCCACCGGGCACCGGGTAGGAGAACTGGCTGGTCAGTGAGCGCAGCGTGCCGCCCTCGTCGGTCTCACGCCCCTGACCAATGACCCAGAAATCGCCTCCAGCGGCGGTGCTGACTTCGACCGGCGCTGAGGTCTCGGGGTCCTTATCCCATGTGCCGTTGAGGCCGACCCACAACCCGCCGGTAACTGGGTTGAACGCCATCATCACGATGTCACCCGCACCGTATGAAACCGGGCTTGTCGCCTGTCTACCTCCATCAATGCCCCATATATCACCGGACCCTCGGTATCCGAGGGAGCCTGCATAGACCGGGTTCTGGCCGCTGTCGTAGGTGTAGGCGGGGTCATCTAGCTGCGCCTGAGAGACGACGCCATGATAGCCGTTGAATTGGCTCGGCCCGGCGGGGTTGGCCTCGAACTCCCAATAGACAGGTGCGGGATAGTTTCCGGGGATGCGCGTCGTCGCGGGAACCCACCAGCGGTAGTCTGTCCCGCCGCTCGTGTTGATCACAGTGCGGTCGTCGTCCGAGAGGGTGTGCCCGGAACCTGCTTTGGTCGCGTCGAACTGCACGCCAATGGTGTCACCGCCGCCATCACCGCCGTCACCCCCTCCGGCGGTGGTGCTGCTCATCAGGAGGGCGAAGCGCGAGAGAAAGAGGCCCATCACGTCACCTCCGAGACCGCGCCCTGCACGACCCACGCATCTGCCGCGCGCTTGTAGAGCCCCGCGCCGCCCCATTGCGCGTCAATGGTGCAGGAGCCGCCCCCCACGCCGTTGAGCGTCACGCCGGTGTCGCCCGCGATGGTGGTGGTGCCCGCGCCGACCTGGCTGATGTTGACGAGCGCGCCCACGGGGAAGTCCACCGATGCTTCCGCCGGGATGGTCACGGTGTTCGCGGACCCGCTGGTCATCTCGATGATCGCGCCGGCGTCGGCCAGCGCGAGCGTGCGGCTGGCGCTTGCGTCCGCCGTGACCGTCGCCTCACCACTCGCGCCGCCACCGGCGGGCACCCACCCAGAGCCGTCGAAGCGCACGCGCTCGCCCGTCTCCTCGACCCAGGCCTCCCAGCCCTCGGCCGGCGTGATGTAGACCCAGGCCTCGGACCCCGAGGGCCCGTCCCACAGCGCGATATCGTTCGCGTTGGAGGCCGCGCCCGAGGGGACGATGTAGATATCGCCGGCGGTGCCGGAGGCTGGCAGCGTGGTGGTCCGCGACTTCGCGGACAGCTGGACCAGGGCCGAGAGCTTGCGCAGGTCTTCGCTGACCGTGGTGCCCCAATCGCCCTGACCGGGATCATAGAAGGCCCGGAGCCCGAGCCCCGGCATTGTGCGTTCAGGCATGTTGAACCTCGTTGATGATCAGGAGGGCGCGCCCCAATTGCGGCCCCAGGCCTCGCCCCAGCCGGCAGCAAATGTGAGGCGGTAGGACCGGCCGGTGCGCGCGTAGCGCGGGGAGCCGCCCACGTCGCGCTTGGCGACCACGCGCACATCGGCCTCGGAGACGTTTGCCGGGGCCGATCCCGCCGGGATATCGGCGAGCGTGAGGGTGTAGGTGGTGCCGGTCCCGGCGTCGATCCGGGTCTCGGGGGGCGTGATCGGCTCCTGTGTGCCGGGGTCCACCCAATAGACCTCGACCGAATACGAGACGCCCGGCTCGGGGCCGATATCGCCGGCGGTGTAGGCATCGATGAGCGGGCCGGTCTGCGCGATCCGGTCGCGGTGCGCCCAGGACAGGGTCACGTCCGCGGACAAGAGCGCCTCGCGGTCGATGGAGTAGGCACCATCGGCCTTCGCCGCACCCACCGGCAGCGGCAGGACCGCACGCCCCTCGAAGCTGAGGCTGTCAGCCGGCGCGAGCGGCAGCGGCAGCGTGCCGCGGCCCGTCTCGGGCAGCATGCGAACGTCGATGGCATCGCCCGCCGAGAACTCGGAGACGCTGGAAATCCCGGCCTCATCGAGCACGTAGAGAACCGTGCCGGCGGCGTGCGCCTGCGGCACCGTGTCGAGGCAGCCGCGGTCGAGAACGACCGCGTTGCCACCCGCGCCATCGAGGCGGACGAGCTCATTGCCGAGGGCGCAGAGCGCCCCGGTGGGGGCCTCGTCAATGCTGTTCCAGTCGCTGACCGTCACATCGGTCTCGGTCGGGTCATCCGAGAGGTCCAGATCGAGCACCGCGACCGGGACGATCGAAACATCACCCTCGTCGGCATAGCCCGTGCCGGGGTTGACCCACAGCTCGGCGGTGATCGTGTCCGGGGTTGGCGCCTCGCCGGCCGCGACCAGCGCGGCCGCGTCGGGGTCGTCATCGAGGATCGTGTCGGCCTGCGCGTGGCCGATCTCCTGGACGAGATGCCAATAGGTCGCCTCGGCGACATGGCGCCGGGTGACCTTGCGCGGCGCCCCGGCAATCGCCGGGCCGGCATCCATCCGCCCGCCCACGAGCGCGGTGCCGCCCAGGGCGAACACGTCCTCGGTGACCTTCACGCGGATGCCATTGTTCCGCCCGTCGCCGCGGTCGATCTCCGAGACGCGCATCGGCAGCTTGTCCAGCCCGCGCCGCGGGCTGTCGAGCGCGATCACGTCGCCGGGCCGCAGCGTGTCGGCCGAGCGGTGCAGGACAACCTCGCCACTGAGCAGCGGGGAGGAGAGCGCGCGCAGGTCGCGCTCGGCGACGCGCACCGCGAGCCCCTGGTATCGGATGCCCGGATACTCGAGCGTGGTGGCGACGACCTCGCCCAGTCTCTGGACCAGCGCGGTGTCGGTGACGGTCACGGCGCCGGTCTTGTCCTCGATCGTGTCCGTGTAGCGCACCGTGACCGAGTTGACCTGGTCACCGGCCTCGGGGCGCTTGAGCTCGCCCCACTCGACCACCGAGGTCTCGTCAAAGACCGGGAGGCTGGCGGGCGTGTAGTCGGCCCGGATCAGCTTCGTCTCCCACAGCCCGGTGCGCAGATCGACGTAGAGCGTCGCATCGATGTGGTCGAGGATCTCGGACATGAAGTCCTCGATCGAGCTGTCCTGCTGCCAGATCAGCGAGATGCCGAAGCCCTCGGAGAACAGCGTGTCGGCCGCCGCAGAAAAACTGGTGCCGATATCGGCGTCCTGGGCGCCGAGGCCCCAATCGGGGTTGGTCAGGCATTCGCGCAGGATATGGGCCGGGTTCATGTCCGGGCCCTCGCCGAAGGCATTGCGCATCGAGGCGACGAGCTCGTCGGTCGCGCCCGAGGTCACCACCGGCACCCCGTCCATCGGCGTATTGTCGATCTGCGCCGTGTAGGTCGTATCCGGCTCGGCGATGTTGAAGGCGTAAATCTCGGTGCCGCGCAGATACGCCACCTGCTGCAGCGCGCCGTCGAGCGTCCCGTCAGACGGCTGGCCATCGGTGACGAAGATGACCACCCGGCGCTTGTCTGTCCCCTCCACGTCGAACCCGAGCGCGCTGCCGATGCCGATGAACAGCCAGTGCGTCTCGGGCAGATCGAAAAACTCCGGCGCGCTGTCCAGCGCGACCTTGAAGTCGGTCCCGCCGGAGACGCTCGTGGGCAGCGCGTCGATCCAGGTCTGGATGTCGGCATAATCGGCCGCATCCGCGTCGCGCTTCTCGATGACGCTTTGCACGCTGTCGGCCCAGGTCAGCAGCCGCAAGTCGTTGGGCAGCTCCGGGTTGGCATTCTCGGCGATCTCGCCGATCAGCTGGCTGATCGCGTCGATCGCGGCCTGCATCCGGCTGCCGCTCATCGAGCCGGAGGCGTCGAGCGCGATGTAGATGGCCGCGTTCTCGACCACCGCCTCGGGCGTGATCGGGGCCTTGGCGGGATACCACTGCTGGGTGCCGCGGGCGGCATTCATCACCCGCGTCGTGCGGAACGACCACGGCTTGAGATAGGGGTTGTTGCCGAGATAGCACTGGCGCAGCACCACGGAGGTGACACCCCGGTAGGACGGGACCGTCTCGCCGGCCTGCGCGGCGAGATAGTCGTTCGGCCCCTGGTCGGGGGCGCCCATCATGATATCGACATTGCCCTTGATGCCGCCTTCGCGCTTCTTCCCGCCGAAGAGCTTGGGCTTGTCGATGCGGATGCGCCCGCCGGCCGCGCCCGCGTTCTGCGGCGCGTCGGGGTTCTCCCAGACCGTGACCTCCTGCGCGGCGAAGGCGGTGGTGGGAGGCGTGACCTCCCAGGTCGTCTCGTCGGCGACGGGGTCGTAATCGATCGATGAGATGCGGATGGTGCGAAAGCCCGCAGTGGTCTCGAGGGCGTAGTCGGTCTCAAGATGGACCCCGGCCAGCCGGCCCGGAAAGGTGACCTCGGCCGGATCGCTCGAGGTCGCCCCGGCGGTCGCTGCCATGTCCGTGACGGTGCCGATCTCGAGCGGGGTCGCGTCCTCGCCGCCGCTCCCGAGCGAGGCCTGCACTTCGGTCGCGGTCCACGCCACCTTCTCGTCCACCCTGATCTCGCGGATGGCGTCGACGGGGCCGTGGCAGATTACCATGTGCGCGCCCAGGAAATACTTGTAGCCGACGACCTGTTTGCTACTGCCGCCCATCGCGCGCCTCCCGTTCTTCCGCCGCGCGCACCGCGCGCAGGGCCGGCGGGTCGCCCGTCTCGGCGAGCCGCTCGGCCTCGATGCCGTTTTGGACGAAGTCCGACCAGTCCAGCCCGTGCCGGCGGAACCAGCCGCGGGCGCCCTTGAAGCAGATGCGCGCCGTGCGAATGTCCCGGATGGTCACGCGGGTCACTTCTTGCCGCCCTTCTCCTTGATCTTCTTCGTGCGCAGATCGCCCGCCCACACCACGTTCGGGGCCTTCACCCGCACGGTGCCGAAGACCACCGGGATCGGCCGGCCCTCCTCGGCGGTGGGCAGGTCGAACTCGTCCAGCCCCGCCGCCTCGGGCCTCTTGCTCTTCGGGCGCGGCGAGAGCGCATAGGAGATTGCCGCGAACAGCAGCCCGAGGCCGAGCCGGGCAAGGAACATCCACACCATGACAGGCCCTCACACGATGCTGCTGCCGCCGAAGGGGTTGATGCCCGGAATGTTCGGGAACCCTCCGAAGTTGGCCAGGTTGTTGAACTTCGCCTCGCATGTATCGCGGCGCAGGTCGCAGCCGCGGGCGAGCTCGACCACCGGGCGGAAGGCGATCGCGGTGCCCGGGAAGTGCTGCGCGAGCGTGCTGCCCTCGATCGCCCGATCGACCGTCATCTCCGTCTCACCGATCGCGGTGATGCGCATCACCTCGCTGTCGATCTGCGCATGACTGCCCGCGGGCACGTCCTCTATCCCCACGGTCGTGTTAAACGGGATCGTGGTGACGCCCGCGTCGGCGGCGATATCCGCGCCGAGTGCCGCGCCCGCGTCAAACACCGCCGGGGGGCCGGCCATGTCGCGCGCGAGCACGATGACCTCGCCCACATGCCCGATGATGAAGCCGAGCGCGCCGGCGTGGCGCAGGACACCGCCGCGATACCAGCCATCCGCCTCGTCGGCAGCCCTTGGCGCCACGATCGTTGCCCCGGAGGCGCCGGTGGCCGGGCCCGCCACGAAGAAGTCCTCGATATCGAGCTCGCAGCCGCGCCCGTAGAGCGCGTGGCGGCAGAGCTTCTGATACTTCGCCCGCACGCCGGCGCGCTTGAGCGCGGTCAGCTGGCTCTCGCATTTGAGCACGATCCGCTGGCCCTCCAATGACGCACCGAGCACGCGGCCCTTCCAGTGCGCCACCGTCTCCTCGGGCAGCTGCTCGTGGCCGCGGAAGATCGTCAGCGTGGTCATCGCGCGCCCGCGGGGGCCGAGGAACCGCCGGGCGAAGGCGTTGGAGAGCGGGAAGGTCAGCTCCAGCGAGCCGCGCTCCACGTCGCCCGTCTGGACCACGTTTGAGTGCGCCAGCGCGATCGCCTCCCATGTCAGCGCCTCGGCGCTGCCAGCGACCGCGCCGGCCGGCGAGACCCACGTCTCGGGCCGGCTTGTAAACCGCCAGACCTGGGCGTCCTCGTTGAACTGGTAGAGGTAGAGCGGCCGGCCCTCGGCCGTGCTCTCCTCGATGCTGGAGTAATTCATGCCTTGACCTCGATCACGTTGAAGCGGGTCTCCATCGCCGTGCCGGTGTGGGTGATCTCGACGCGGTCGGTGTCGAGGCGCACCAGCGGCATCCAGTGGACCGGCGCGCTGCTCGCAATGCCGCTGTTGTGGCTTGGCGTGAAACTCAGCCTGTGATTGTCGCCGTCCTGCTCGGCCGCGGTGATCTCGCGGAACATCGGCCCGGTGTCGTCCTCGAGCATGAAGTGCCGCCCCGTATACTGGTCGAGCGGCGCGATCGGCGCGACGAGCAGTTCAAGGTCGACTGACGACAAGCCGGCCTGCAGGCGCAGCTCGCGGCCCCAGGTCGGCAGCCAGAAGGCACTCAGCCGGCCGGCCAGGCTGAAGAGCCACGCCCGGCGCGCCCAGGCCTTCGCCAACCCGTGATCGACCATCGTGATCTGCTCGCCTCGAGCGGTAATATCGCGCGCGGGCTCGACCGCGATGGGGCCGAGCTCGGCATCGACATATTCGACCGCCCGCTCGATGTTCGAGCCCACCGGATTGCGCACCACGGTCGGGTCGGTGAGCACGTCGCGGCCCTGGTGCTGCGGATAGGTCGAGGCCGCGATATCGGGGGCATCCACCATCGTGAAGCCGACTTTGAGCTCGGCGATGCTGTATCGCTTGCGGCTGATCTGCGGGGCCTCGGTGAGCACCGCGTCGCGCACCGGGGCGAGCACCGCGTGGGTGTGGGCGGCGGCAAGCGGGGAGGCGAGCACGATCTTGCCCGCCTCCACCGTGTCGATATCGATGAACACCGCCTCGCGCGCGGCCATGTTGACGCCATCCACCACCGCCGCCTTCCCGCCGGCGCGGTAATCGGCGATGGTGGTATTGACCGCGATCTCGGTGGCGCCCGAGGCCAGATCGCCCACCGGCGCGGCCATGTGCCAGAGCGGCACCTGCCACGTCCCGGCGTAGCCCGCCCGCGCAATCTCCACCGCTCGGGCCACGCCCCGCTCATTGAAGCGGTGGCGCATCGTGACCAGCTCCCGCGGCGCCGCCCGCAGGCCGAGGCGCTGCTCGCCGTCGCGGGCCGGCAGCACGTCCGTGCGCCATTGAATCGTCTCCTCGAGGGGCGCCAGCGCCGGGAACGGCCAGGGCTGTGGCGGCCGGCCTTCCGGCTCAGGCATTGATCGCACTCCTGTTGCGCCGGATCGTGTTGACGATCACCTTCTCGCCCGCGGACGTGGCGAGGTAATCGCCCACGATGGCCGGATCGAGCACGTTGACGATCCGGGTGGGCTTGTCCTGCTGACCGCCCGAGGTCTCCACCCCGAGGCGTCCGCCACGACCGCGCTTGAGCGGCATGATCGCCTCCGGCCCAGCCTCGCCCATCACCCCGGCGCCCTTGGCGAAGGGGAACACCGTGGGCTTGTCGATGAGCCCGCCGCGGGCAAAGGCGTGGACCTCGCCCGCACGGGTGAACGCGCCGCCGCGGGCAAACCCGCCACTGAGGCCGAACAGGCTGCCCAGGAAGCTGCCGCCGCCACCGCCGCCCGTCAGGGCGCCCACGATCGCGTTCTCGATCGGCTTGAAGGCCAGGTTGATCAGCCGCGTGGCGAGGTTTTGGGCGATCTGCGAGACGGCATCGGCGAAGCTGCGCCAGCTCCACTCGCCCGAGGCGAGCGCGCGCTTGATCGGACCCGTGATATCCTCGGCGAGCCGCCGCGCTGCCTTGCGCTGCTTTTCCTGCGCCTGGATCAGCTGGTTGGTGGCCTCCTGCCAGGCGCGCCCGCCTTCACGGGCTGCATCGGACATGGCGTCGCCGGCCGAGCGCGCGGCATCGCCGATCCGGTTCAGAGCACCGGACGCGCCTCCGCCGCCGCCGTCACCGCCGGCACCGCCTTCAACGCCGCCCATGCCGCCAGCCGCCTCGATCGTCTCGCGCAGCCGGCGCCCGGCCGCGGTCGCGCCGTTCAGCCCGTCCTCGGTGGTTTGGCTCCCGCGCTCGACAGCAGCGACGAGCTCGGAATAAGCCTCGCGCGTGCGCGTCATGGAGTTGAATGCGTCCGCACTCGCCGCGAAGGCTTCCTGAGATTGCTGGTGTATCTGATCGACGCCGGCCTCAAGCGGTCCCATAAGGATATCGCCCGCGGTCGGAACCCGGAAGTCCGACCCCGTGATTGCAAATAGTGAATTGAGCGCGCCTGTGCCGGTCAGCGTGTCGATAAGCGCCTTGAACTTGTCCCCGATCCAGAGAAATGCGTCGCCGAAGGCGGCGGCGATCCGCCAAGCGGTGCCGGTCATTGCCTGTCCAAGACCGAAAGCGGCCTTGTCGAGCTCGCCGAATGCTTCCCGCCCCACATCCACAAGCAAATCGAGCGCCTCGCCGAAGCTGCCCGCCCCGCGCACCAGGTCGCCGAACTTCAGGATCATCTCGGTCATGATCACGACCAAGCCGACAAAGGGCAGCCGGATCAGCGCCGCCCGCAGCGCCACCAGCGCCGTCGCAGCGCCCCGGATGCCGACAGCAAAAGCCACGATCCGCGCCACCAGCCGCCCGGCGATCACCGCCGCAAACGCACCGGCATAGGCCGCGACGCGCTGGAAGTTGCGCCCGAGCCAGTCGATCGCGGCGCCCAGCGGCCCCGACTGCGAGGCGAGCCGCGCCATCATGTCGGCCGTCCGCTCGAGCGCCGGGGCGACCGCCACGGCCAGCTGGTTGGACAGGCCGCGCCAGACGAGCCCCAGCTGGCTGATCGCGTCGTTGGTCCGCTCGATCTGGCTCGCGTCCTCCTCCGAGACCAGCGCGCCGAACCGCTCGAGTTCCGCCCGCGCCTGCGAGAGCACGGACGGGTCGAGCCGCTGGAAGGCCGTGAAGGCGCGATCGCCGAACAGCTGCGAGAACATCGCCGCCTGCTCGGAGGCCGCGGCATTCTCGCGGATCGCCTCCGTGACCTCGATAATGCGCTGGTCGAGCGGCAGCTCCAGCAGCCGCTGGGCATTGAGCCCCAGCTGCTCGATGGCGTCGGCCGCGGCGCCTGAGCCGTCCGTGGCGAACAGCGAGAGCCGCCGGGTCAGGCGCGTGGCCCCGCCCTCGAGACGCTCCCACTGCGCGCCGGCCAGTTCCCCGGCGCGGGCCAGCACCTGCACGCTCTCCGTGGTGGTGCCCAGCGACTGCGCCATCTTCGCCTGGCTGTCGATGACGGTCAGCCCCGAGCGGACCATCGCCGCAGCCGCACCCGCAAGCGCAGCCGCCGCGATCCGCCCGTAGCGACGCACATGCCGCCCAAAGCGTTCCAGCCGGCGGTTCGCCGCGTCGAGCTCGCGCCGGAACCGCGCCATGCCCCGCCGGCCGGCTTCGCCCACGCCTTCCAGCGCCCGTTTGACCTGCCGACCGCCCACGGCGGCCAGGCGGACATTCACGCGTTTTTCCGCCATGACTGCCCCCTATTGCCCGTTCCTGCCTGACTGCATCTGCTTGTTCACAGCAGTGACCATCTGCGCTTCGATCACAGGCAGGAGTTCGACCACCGCCACGCGGTCGATGCCGAGCGCGTCTGCCGCCGCGAGAGCGGCCGCCATGTCGAACCCCACCACCGCGCCGGGCACGACCCGGAGCTGCCCCTCAAGGAGCGACGTGAGCCGCCAGACGGCCTCACCCTCGAGGCTCCGGGGCGCATTCACTTCTTTCGGGCACTCCGCGCAGATTTCCGGGCAGGCTTCGCAGTAGTTTTCGCCCCCGCCGTAGGACCACTCGGCGAGGGCGCCGAGGCGTTTTTTTCCTTCTCCACGTCCATCGCGGGCAGGAGATAGCCCGACTGGAACGCCTCGAAGGCCGTCCAGTTCTCGAGCAGCGCGTCGGTCGCCTCGGGCGTCACCTTCGCCGGCTTGCCGTTGCCGTCCACGACGCCCTCCCAATCGAGGATGGCGCGGCGCGCGAGCGCACGCGCAAAGACGTAGCCCGTCTCCTCGTCGTCGGCGTCCTCGGGCAGCGCGCGCAACTCGGGATCCTTGCGCGCCTCCATCATCAGCGAGGTGGAGACCGGGCGCACCTGCACCCGAACGCCCTCGCCGATCTCGAGCCACCAGGGCCCGCCCTTCATGTTGAGCCGGATCATCAATACGTCTCCGTGTTGTTGGTCAGCGTGGCGGTGCACATCACGCCCTCGGCCGAGTTGAGCGCCGCCTGCCAGTCGAAGGTCGCCTGCACGCCCTGCGGCCCGGACACCTCGACGCGCGGGCGAGGAAGATAGACCTCGTGGGCGACCAGCTTGAAGCTCTCGCCGCTGCCGAGCGTGAAGCCGAACTCGAGCTCGCAGGAGTTGCCGCCCGCGGCCTGGTCCACGAGCGTCTCGTCGGCGAAGCGGACCTCGATCTGCCCGGTGAGCGCCGAAATGCTCGGGTCGGCGCCGTCGATCTTGCCGTCCGAGCGGATCGTCTCGATCCGATCGAGGTTGTTCGAGTAGTTGACCTCGGCCGAGATCAGGTTGGCGAGCGACGAGCCGTCGCGCTTGACCGATCCGTTGAAGTTGCCGAACCGCTTGAGGTCGAGCTCGGTGAGCGTGCCGGCCTGCGAGGAGGTCTCGCGGTCCTCGCCCTGGGCGACGAGGCTGGCGGTCGCCTGCAGCTGCCCGCTGCGCTGCATCTGGAACGACAGCTGGTCCAGCATGCAACCCGAATACATGGCGAACCGCGGAACCTCGGGCATACCGACCTCGATCGCCATGCTGGGCAGGTCGAAGTCGCCTGATACGAACTCGTGCGTGAACGGCGCGGACGTGCCGGTCGTCGCCGGCGCGCCGAACGCCGCCTTGAGCCAGAGCCAGAAGGTCTCGGCGTCGATGGGGATCACCACGTCGCCGTCCGCGGTCACCGCGTCCTTGATCGGTGCGAGCGGATCACGGCCGAAGCCGAGAAGCTCGTTGTCGATGAGCGGCTGTTCGGCCCCGAGCGTGGTGCTCGCAAACGGCATCTTGTGAAAACCCGAGGCCGGCGCCGTGCCGTAGGTGCTCTCGAAGGCGAGCGCGAGTTGCGCCCGCGCCCCTTGTGCGCGTCCCATGATGGTTTCTCCTGTGATGGAAGGGGTCAGGTCAGCGGGTCGTCGGTCCCGTAATGGAGCACGACACCCACGACGCCCGCCTTGAGCGGCGCGCCGCCCTCGACGGGGATTTCCTCGGTCTGCGGGGCCTGAGCCTCCGACCAATCGCACTCGCCGCCGAGGGTCCGGTCGGGCGCGATCGCGGCGGTGACGGCCTGCTTGAGCGCGTCGAAACGCGCGTCGCGGGTCGCCGCGGTCTTGCCAGCGACCACCACATCAATCTCGGCGCGGTGCTGGTAGAAATAGGCGAGCGGCGAGAGCAGCACCTCCGGCTCGCCGGGCGTGCCGTCGCGCGCGATCAGCGCGCCCGCCGTGGGCAGCCGCGTCGGCAGCGCCGTGTTGCGCTCCACGAGGGCGCCCGAAGGCGCCGCGGCCGCAAGGGCGGTGTGCAGCGCCTTGAGCACCGTCTCGGACTTGCTCTCAGACATGTCAGTCTCCCACGCGGTCGCTCACCCAGGCATCCACGATGCGGCCGGGCATCTCATTCTGCACCCGCTCGGCCGCGCGATCGAGGTCGAGCCGCTTTTTCAGCTTCACCTGTGGGACGAGGATGAAGATCGGGACGGTCGCCTTGCCGCGCCCCGTCTTGGAGCGCGACTGCACCGCCCGGCCCTTGCTCGACAGCCGCCCCTCGGCGACCAGAAGGCTGGGCGCATTCCTGCGGTAGATGAAGCGCAGCGACATCCCGCGGCGCTGCTCCCATTCACCCGGCGTCAGCCGCGCACCACGCAGCCCGCGCCCCGCGGCCTCCGTCGGGATCGCCAGGAAGAAGCCGGCATCCGATTTGATCGTCGCGCCCTTGTCGTGGGCATTCACGATCTCGGGTGCGTTCGACCAGACATAGGCGGCGGCATTGAGGCTGTTCTGGCCCTTCGGATAGGCTTGCTCGCGGATGGAGTTCGCCAGCCGCCGGCCGAGCCCGGCGCCAGTGATCTGTCGGCGCCAGGCGGTTTTCAGGTCGCGCCCGGCACCGATCGCCGCGCGCTTGACCGCCTTTTCGCCGGCGGCGACCTCGCGCGCCATGACAACCGCGAGGTCGGGGGAGACGTTCAGCTTAACCCTCATCAGCTCGGGCACCTCCGGGACGTCAAGCCATCAGGTCATGCGCTGACATCGGCCCAAACAAAAAAGGCCCGCGGCTTTGGCCGCGGGCCCAAGTAGGACCGTGAATCGTCGAACTTCTATTTCCGGCCGCGCGGCCTCACGATCGTCTCGCCTGTCGAGTGTTCATCCACCACCGAGTTATCGTTGGCATTCTCGCCCGCATTTCCGGGTACCACGACACCCCCGCCCGAGCCGAAACGAAGGCCGGGGTTGTTGTCGTTCTCGATCGAGTTGTTATCCGTTTCGCTGAAGGCCGGGTTGTCGTCACCGATCTGATCGTAGGGATTGGCACCGTCGGCGAAAGCCGCACCACCCATCATGAGCGCCGCGGCGCCGACAACGGTGAATGTTGAAAGCTTGGTCATACTGGCACCTCCATGAGTCGTTGGACGAGGTAAAGTATACCATACTCGAAGGGCGTTGTCGGTAGGGTCATTGCGGGCGCGCCTCCACGGTCCAGACCAGCCGGTCGCTGTCCTGCATCGGCTCGCCGATGACCTGGAAGGTCTCCGAACCGACTTCGAGGGTATCACCCTCGGTGAGCGTGGGCGCCTCGCTGACCCGGATATCGAGCGTCGTCGTGTCGGAGACGAAACGGCTCTCGCCGAAGGTGGCAATCTGGTCGGGCGAGCGACGCACGGCCCGGAGCGAGACCCCGGAACCGCTGCCGCCCGCCTTCCAGATCGCGTCCACCGCCATGTTCGGGTCCGCGAAGATCGCATCGATGGCAGCGGAAAAGGCGGTCATTACACCGCCGCGCCGTTGAGGCGCACCCGCCCGGTGGTCTCGTCAGCACCCGAGCCGACCGCCGCCGCGGCCACGCCGATCAGGGGGTTGGACCCCGTGGCGTCATCGGTCGTGCAGGCCGAGCCGTCCCAATAAATCTTGGCGCCGACAGTCCAGGCCTGCGAGCCGACCTTGGGCAGATC